ATCTCGGTAAGCTCAGTACAGCCGCATACCGGACAGCGTTCTATTGTGTCGTCGTACATGATTGACACATTAGGATGCCTTGTATCCCATGCCCTTATCAGCAGGTAGAACTCCTCAAGAAGGCGTACATCTTCGATATTGTACTTTTTCATGCGCTTCCATGCGTCGGCCTGCTCTTTCTCTGAGTAATCCCCGAACATATTCATGCACTTCAGCCACAACCCGAACCCCTCATGCTCTACTTTCTGGCCGATATTGTGGTATCTCGCCAGTGAGTCCAGCTTATTTGACGGATGCCTGAACATCCTTTTTACGCCCTTCAGCGTATCGTAAGTCTTATATGGGCTTGGCGGCTTCATTCCCAGCGACAGCCAGCGCGTGTTCATGGTCTTGTTGTCGAACGCCCTTGCATTGTGGGCTATTACCATATCCGCCTCATCGAACAGATGCCACAGCGTTTCGCATACACGCCTATCGTCCTTGTCATTCTCCCTGCTGTCGAATATCACCTTTTTCTTGCCTAGCCACTTGGCAGCATAGCACAATACGTTTGAATACACCTCCATCTGGTTAGATCCGATATTCTGCTTCCAGCATCCCCACACCCACGCCAGATTCGGGCTTGTCTCAATGTCGAATATGAGAATCTTGGGGTCAAACTTGCCTGTGCCGTCCTTGATGTGATAGGGCGTGCCGTCGCCATAGCAGTCCCTGTTAATCATGCCCTCACGCGTTTTGACGCCTTTCTTACCCCTACAGATTCGCACATGGCTCCTGGCGTTCTCAATGCTTTGGTATATGTCCGGCCTTTCATCCCTCATTTTCCTTGCCAGCGTCCTGTCTGCCATCGTCTTGTTTGCCCTGCAATACTCCTGCGCTACTTTGCCCTTCGTACTCCGGTTACTCATACAGCCTCCCTATTTGTACTTTTCGCTTGCTCGCCTATCTTCCCGCCCCATGTCCACTACTATCTTGTTCAGCCTTCCGATTTCCTCCTCCGCCCTTGCTAGTTTCTCCTCCGCCTCATTCTTGTCGTCGATAATCGCGTTGCAGTCCTCCTCAGTCAATCCGTCGCCGTGGTAGTAGTCGTCGATTGTTCGCTGGCTATACCCTACAGCTAGCAGGAACCTCTCAAACCCTTGTGCCGCGTCCTCCATACTCTCGCCACTGGTCGCCACTAGCACCTCAAGTGGAGCCTGCCCCTCGTAGTTTATTATCCCGTTGAACTTTATGCCTATCATTTTGCCTCCCTTTCTTCAGTTAATGTCGCTTCATTAAGACTCCACTCATTGCAAACGTGTACTAAGCTGGTATGCTCACACAAAAATCCGCACCAGAATAACCCTCTATGCGTTGTAAGATCCGCACAACTCCCGCACCGTTTTTCGGGTATAGCCTTGCGCCTGTTCGCCCTGGCTATTATCTCTTCAGCTGTTAGGTGTGTATTATCATCGCTCATTTATTTACCGCCTTTCCTCCCTGGCAGTTCTGCTCGCACACCACGCACAGCCCGTCCTCAAGATCATCCTCGCCAAACCAGCACCCGCAAACCCTGCACGTCTCAACCTTGTACTCGCACTTGTGGCATATCTGTATGTCGCCGTACTCAAACTCAGCTTCCCTATCGCCGCATATGTCGCATCTCATTTAAACGCTCCTTCCTCGTACATCACGCAACATCAACCCAAGTTCTTTTCTTTCGAACATCACCTATTGTTGATCTCGCCACCCCGTATATTCTCCCCAAGAACACATCCTCAAGCCCAATAGAGACTAGCTTGCGTATTTCGCGCGCCTTCTCTACGCTCAGTTTTGTTGCTTTCCTGTTCCTGATGTTATCAGTGTGAGTTACCCACCGACAGTTCGACGGCTCGTAGTTCCCATCGGAATCAATTCGGTCAAGTTCATGTTTCGGCGACGGTTTCGGCCCCATATCTTTTAGGAACTGATCAAACGATTTAACCCACTCATCACACATGGTTATGCCTCTACCGCCGTACAAGTGATAGCATTTATCCTTCGGCCTAGAACAGCGCAATTTCGCCCCAAACCAGTTTGTATATTCAGGTGGCCTAAGCTTGTGCATCTTCCTAGCGTGCGCGCGCCAACACTCTTTGCACGTATATGTCCTGCCGTCTTTATGCCTTTTGTGCGGATGGAACTCATCCATTCGCTTGACTTCGCCACATTTGTTACACTTCTTCGACTTCATAACAACTCCTTTATGTTGTTTGCCTTTGTTATAGATATGCTGAGGCAGGACGGCAAAGGAGTCCGTCTTTTCGGGGATCAACCTATCCTCAACATAAATCATACTAAATCACCAAGCCTTTGTCAAGTGCTATTTTCTTTGCCTCATCCTTGAACTCAGCTATCATCTCCTCAAGCTCGGCTATTGACCAGCTAACAGACTCTTTATTCTTCTTCAGAACCCACGCGTCATAGGTGTCCATGCCGTACTCCTTGATGAGCTTGGCGTGGAATATGTCGTAGTTTCCACCCATCGGCACATTGCATCGGTAGCACTGACTTTTAACCAGATCCCGTTCAAACAGGATGGAGTTGCGCCTTGAGCCTATGCCATGACCCGCCTGCATGTCACCGCCCTTCCAGAACGCCCGCTTACCACAAGTATAACAGGTGCAGTATCCTTGATCGTCGCACTCCTGAAGCCGTACCATTTTGCTGAACCAGTCCCAGGCCCGCTTCTTCGCCGATTTGATTGTTACTTTAGGCACTACACTCCTCCTCGAAAAATGCAATAGTATCGCAAGCCACAGGTACGCCATTCATCCGCCCCCATAACAGCTTGATCAACTGCAACCTCGCGTGCTTTTTGCTTCTCCATCTTACGTGTGGCACGAATCTTCGCTTTTCCGTTTCTGTGTTCATACTTATCCTTAAAGAGCGGGCCGACCAGCTACTCAGGAGAGTGGGGAAGCGGGAGGCTAACCACTGGCCGACCCTGATATCTACACATCATCAGCATACAAAGATACTATCGCAGAACATCCGCACGATGGGCATACATCTCTGTCATACTGATACTCGACCCTACAACTAGCGCACTTTACCAGCGACCCATCATTATTCTCCCGCCCCTTAGTCGCCTCGACATCTTGCAACATATTCAAATACATCATCGCCTTCTCAACATCCCGCTTGTACGTCGAGTGCTTCCACATCATCCGGCATCCGTACTTCAGCGCATTACCAAGGCAAAACCCCTCAAACTGCTCCTTCGTCAGCTTGGCCTTGATTACATCTATCGTCTCAATGCCGCCTACGTCGTAATATCCTGACTTCGGATCTTGGCTCATAACGCCATCTCCCTCGCCTTGCCGTGCAACCGCCTGGATACAACCTCACCGCGACACGCCATCGTAAGGGCTTCTTTTAATATCTCTGCTTCTGTTGCCGGATGAACATCATTTATCGCCTCAGTCGCAATCTTGAGGTACTTATTCATCAGCTCCTCCGCCTTCTCGTTTACGATCACCAGCTCTCGCTCCATGCTGTCTCGGTCTGTTATCATTTCCTCTCCTTATACACTTTCGGCTTGTAGGTAGGGTCGATGTTCTGGATCTCGTTAGAAAATTTGTCAGCTAATGCCTGCCTAACGATTGATGCAAAACTGACACCCTGAATCCTTGCGTACATCTCGATAATACCCCATAGAATAGGGTCGAAATCAACGTCCTTCCTGTATCTGTTCTGCTTGTCCACCGTTTACCCCGTTATTTTGTCAGCTAAAATGGCAGCGGATCTGAGTCATCCATCGCCTGCTCCGCCTCTGCCTGCGCCTGGGGGATAGTCTGCGTTCCGGCCTGATGCTCCACGTTCCACGCTTGCAGGTTCACGTAGTACTTCTCGTTCCATTCATTGCCCCTAATGTTGAACGACACAACCACGCGCTCGCCAACGTTGAACTCATCCATCGCCTGACAGCCATCCTTGACAACCTCGAACTTGACCATCTGCGGGTACTTGCCGTCTGTCTCGATGACAAACTCGCGCTTGGTGAAATCGTTTTTGAACGTCTGAACGTCGCCTATCAGTTTAATCTGCCCTTCCATCGTGTACTTTTCGCTCATTTCGCCTCCTTCCACTTTTCATCTACTCTTACAGCGTATTGGTCTTTACCATAGAACCTGCCCTTAACCGCCATGAACCCTATCTTACATCCAGCCCAATCCTTTGGCTTACTTGTACCAGTCAGGAATATTATGCTGTCTATATTAGTGTTACATAGCTTTAATGGCTTTGGGTATTCCTTGAAGTACGCCAGCTTTACGTTATAATCCTTCTGCCCGTTCTCGTACTCCAGTTCGTCTACTTGCTCCACTCTGTCTATAGTAAGCCCGATAGTACCATTTCCAATGAAGTACCTGCGATTCAGAAACCGCGCATCCATCTCGGTTGCTATTGATCCGTCTATTTCGCGTCCTTTCGGAATTGGTTTTTCTTTCTTTGACATATTAACTCCAATCTAGCTCGGTGTTTTCTCTTGCCCACTCAGGTATATTTAGCGTCTGTATATGATCGCATGTACCCGTAAACGTGCATCCTGTCGCCGCCGTTATCTGGTACAACTTCGCTATCTTCTCGGCCTCATTACGCCCGTACCTCAATGCACTGGCTGATATCTCATGAACTACCACATCAAACGGGGCTTTATTTTCAATCGCGATAATGTAAGCGTCCGGCATGTGTCCGAACTCAGTCTCGTATCCGGCAGCGTACCAGCCCATTTGCTCGAAATACCCTAGCTTAAACGCCTGACTCTGGAACTGTGCAGGATGTATCGCGCTTGTAGTCTTGAGGTCGCATATCATCGAGCCATCAAGAGCGTCTATACGTGCCTTACACTTGCCAGCGTTGTTCTCCCATAGAATGCTGACCTCCTTCTGCGTGTCTGCCAGGATCATAGCCGCCTCTGGATGCGCGTGTACCGCCTCCGTCATAGCATCTAGATCATCCCGCTCCTTATCGCTTATGATGTACTTGCCTGCGTTGGCTTCTTTAAACTCCTTGTAAGCCTTCGTTCGTTTTGATTCGCTCCACGTTTCTATCTCGTCAGCCATACGCTCCGGCTCCAGTACCGCCAGATGCACTATCGAACCCCATATCATGGCCGGTGTAGGCTCGTCCTGAGGCTCTGTTATGTAATGATGCATATGCAGCATACTCGTACGCCCCGCCTTGATCGCGCTTGCGTTGATGCCGTCGTGAGCCTTATAATCTTCAAAATCCATGTTCCCGCAGATCATGCTGTCTCCTTCATGTGGTCTCTTATTATGTCTAACCCCAGCGCAACCTCCGCGCCCTTACCCATCTCTATAGCCGCCTCCAGTGCCTCAAGCGGGCCAGCCCTAAACTCGCCCCTTGCGACCTCCTTCTCCTCGTTCCAGTCGCGCACTATAGGCAGATAACCATATCCGCGAACGTGCCTTACTATGTAGTCGTGTTTCATCACACCTCCATTTCTAATTGTGGCCTTATACACTTTTTTTCATCCCTCACTATGTAGTCGTATGTCATGTCACCTCCTCCGCCAACACCTCAACCGCCTCGTCAACCACGGTATCACTGCCAATGGTCACTTGAACGTGCGATAGTGCCAAGTACGCCTTGTTTACCGCCAGCCTCAAACGCTCAACCTCAGCCCGCGCCATCGCCAGTTCCGCAGCATTGTCACCAAGCGCACGTATGTCGCCTATTGTTAAGTCCATTACACCCTCCTGTTCCACCAACGCATACCTGCCTCGATGTCTTTTGGTATTTGAAGCGACCCACCGTTAGCAGGACAGTATTCGTTCGAGCAACAAACGCTCGTACCGCGAATCTCTGGATCACTGCCACAAAACGGGCACGGTTCTAGTTCTTGGTTCATTTAGTCAGCCTCCCTATGCTTACTGTACCTATACTATACCCCACATCCACAATCCTGTCAACTACTTTCTAAACATATTCACCGGCCCGCACCAGAACACCAGCCACAGCACAAAGCCAACCATACCAACGACCAGCCGCACCAGCGTCCACAGAAACCGCATGAACGTCATTTCTTCTCCCGCCTCATCTTCTCAATCTCCGCACGCAACCGCGCATTCTCCGCAACTACCTTCTCATAATCCTCAGTTCGTACATACGGCCCGTGATCCCCTGGCTTCGACGTCATTCCCGCTATCGGACGGAAGTATCTCATGCATCACCTCCCAACTGATCCGCCATTGCTTCGGCGATCCCGCTATATGTCTTGCTTCTCATTTTGCTCCTCTCTGGACTCGGCCCCATCTTGTGAATCCGCGCCTCTCTGCCGTCTACTATATTCGTTGGCTCCAGTTTCGGCAATCCATTCAACCACAAGCAAGTTGCCTTAGTCTCGCCGTGCCCGAACTGCCAGGGCTGTATAATCTGGTCAGGCTTTCGGTAGTGCGTGGACATTATGCCTACTGGGTTCTCGATCACCCACTTACAGTCTAAGCGAGTAAAGGCAAGGAAGAAGTTGATACTCCTCTGCTGACGGCCATCCGCACGCTTCTCCTTAAACCATCTTGCGCCAGATACGGCCAAGTCGGTACACGGCGGAAACGCAAGCACCATATCCCACCCCTTATCAAGTTGCTCTAACACATCCCCCTGAATATGCCACTCAGGATGCCCACCAGAACACGGCAGTATATCGCATGAATAAGCCTCGTGCCCACGCTTACGAAACGCCTTGCACACCGCCTGGCTCTCCTCACATGCTACTAGCACTCTCATCACCACCTCCTATCTTGTCAACTATCGCTCGCAAGCCAGCCCAGTCGTGATTCGGACGCTCAAACGGACAGTACTTCTCCGCCCACCCCATCAGCGTATCACACATCTTCAGCCCCCAGCTCGTATCTGGACACTCATCACAAATCAGGTTATAACGCGCCACACGATCATCCGTCGCCTTGCACAACCTCTTGATCCGCGCTATGTTCTCACTCATGTACGGGCCAACCTGCGCCGGTGACAGCGACATTGCCTCCTTGTACCGTTCGTATATCTTATCGCGCATTGTTGGCATATAACTACAGCCTCCCTATTGGCGGATACAATTCTTTTATTTTTTTCATGTCACCCTTGTAAAACATTAGAATTTTCTGTTCTCTTTTGGGGAACTTTCTATAATCTAGAGTTCTTTTGGCGTGTGCTAATCTAGTGAATTCGCACTCTAAATAAACAATTTTATTATATATATGCAACCCTTGCTCTTTGAAAAACAATTCATGCTCAGCTTCACACCCATAATAGGCTCCAGATTTATCCCTACTATCACCGGTCATAACAACAAAAAAGCAGTTGTCATTTAATGCTTCAATAGCTTTTTTATAACCCCTGAAAAGTGTGTCTCTAAATTGATCATACGTGCCCATATCATTTAGTTCACCATCAGGAATTTTACCATCATAATCTATATATTTTTCGACTTTATAGTATGGCGGGCATGTAAAACACAAATCAAACTTACCTTCAGGAGTATAAATAGAACTATCACTTTTAATCCAAGTTGCACTATTTAAGTCCTGGCATATTGCATTGTTTGCATCACACTGGTTCTGCCTTATCTCGCTGGCTATATATTCATACCCATAACTTCCAGAAACAAAACCAAATTGCACACCACCCCCAAAGGGGTTATACACTCGTTTTCCATTTGTGGGCATACAAAACCTTAGTATAACTTCACATGCTAGCGGATCTAGAACTGATGCGTTGCCGTTAAATGATTTCCCTTTCTTCTCTTTTACTTTTCCATTTTCCACAGTTCTTTCAGTCAAAACTACATTTGAATATCCATTAGAACCCTGCCAGCAACCGTCACGGCTTGCAAACTTGGGATTAGGTATTCCATGCTTTTCACCGGCTTCATCTATTTTTGCATTCCATTCCCTTTTCATTTTCA